AAAATCTAAATCTAGGGCGGCAATTATGCCGGCATTATAGTTATCTGTGTATAAATCTAGGGTAATGGCATCACATCTTATAGAGGTTTCTTTACGGCTAGCTACATAGGCTTGAGCGTAATCTAGGGCTACCGCGTCTGTCTGCATTAGTAGATTTTGTTGGTTATAGCTGTGTGCAAAATACTTAGCTACGCTAGCTGCATCTGTAGCTAATTGTGCCGTGCCACCCGTACGAGTAATGCTAGCTTGATTATAAACCAACGTATCATCTAAGCGCCAAACCGCGTCAAAATAACCTATATTTGTGCCATTATCGTTAAACACGGTAGGTGTGCCACCTATGCTAGCTGTAGTTACCTGCCTATCTTGAAATACAAAGCTGCCCGTAGCATCTACATAAAGCGCCCCGTACTCACTTAGAGTCACCGTTTCCATAGCTGCAAGGCTAGTACGGGCCGTGCCGGGGTCTGCCTGTAGCGTAGTTAGCCCTGCATCTACGTCACGCATAGAGCTAGGCCAACCTATCTGGTCTAATATTTGATTAATGCGTGTGCCGGATAGGTTACCCGCGGTAGCCCCTGTTACTGTGGCTATTTGTGCATTTTGGGCAAGTCTAAACGCATCTACCGCTGTTATTGTGGTATAAACAACATCAAGCGCATTTTTAGGCGTAGTAGTGCTATAGCTAGTAATAAATCCGCTAAAGATAGGGTAAGTAACGCTGTTATAAGTAGCCGATATAGCTACTTTACGCATAGGGTCAAGCAAGCCAAAATAAGGGCTGCCGGGATTTTGCGGGTTAAAATCGCCGTTTTGGTCTACTATGCGTAATGTAAGTGTGCCGGTCTGAAATCTATCGGCTTGTGCGTTACGGCCTCTTTTAGTTTGTATGCTATCTACTACATTAGATACATCTACAATTACAGCCGCGCTATCGCTTAATATATTTGTATCTAATATACCCTCACCTAAAATCATAGCTTGGGCAAAGCTAGGGCCAGTACTAAAGTTAATAACCGCGTTTATTGTCGGTAACGTCATTGTGCTATTACATTTCCAGTATAGGTTAAAGAATTGCCATAGCGGGTATTTTCTATAACTGCATTTTGTACTACTTCAATAAGACCGCTAGTTTTATCTATGATTTCTACGCGTATAGGTTCATCACGCATACGGAAAGCCGCCGGGTTAAAAAAGTCTGGCAAACCCGCGCTTGTAAGACTTGCTGTAGCTATATTTAATGCGCGCTCACTTTCAGCAAAAAGCGCATCTGCTAACGCTAACTCTGACTCAGCCAAGGCACTAAGAGCGTCTGCGTGGGCCTCTACAGCTCTAATAGCATCTGGGTCACCTGATTTATAACGGCTAGCTATATCTTCATCTAAAATGCTATCATTAGCATTTCTTGTACTAGGTATAATCGGGCTTAGAAAATCAAAACGCATACCCATAATAGCCATAAGTTTAGCTATAGCATCATCTAGGTTTTTTAGGTTTATTAAATCTTTAGGTACAAAACTATCTAAAATCTTATCTATATCTGTTAATTTATAAGTTTGATTTTGCAAAGTAGCTAATATAGCTAGCTCTTTATTTAATTGCTCAGATAAGGTAGTAGCACGTTTTACGTCTTTATCTGCTATAGCATCTTCTAACTCTAGCATTAACTGTTTTACTATTAGGCGCTGTGCCTCATTAGCTAGCTGTAATTTTTGCTGGTCTGTAGCAGCTGTACCTAGCCTGTTTATTTCATCTTGTTTACTTAATATAGCGGCTTGTATTTGTATCTTATCTAAATCAAAAACATCTTCACCCTTGCCAAGTGCTAGGGCCGCTTTATCTAGCGCTGCCTGTTTTTCTTTTTCTTTGCGTTTTAATGCCTCGGCGTTAGCTTGTTTTTTAGCAAGGTCTGCTAATTGTTTAGCGCGTTTTGCTGCCGCTGCATCTAGTTTAGCTATTACTTCTTTTTGCTTTTTTGTAAACTCTGTTTCTTTGCTAGTTACTGTTTCTGGCCTATCATACATAGCGCCTAGACCTACTGCCCTAAATCCAAACTCCGGGATACGCGCTAAAAATCCTAAAACAGCGCCACTTGTTTTTAATAAATTAGCAAAACCTGTAGCTAAATCATTTATTACTAATTGTGCATCACTAGCCTCACCGCTACCCGCAAAATTGCCTAAGCCCTCTACTAAACCTTCACCTATTGTTATCTTAGCGCTTTCACCTGCTAAAGCTAATAGCTCTAGCTTAAATGCTGTTGTAGTAAAATAATCATCTGCCGCGCCTTTATTTAAGGTTAAAAGTATTTCTAAGTTTTCTGAAAATGATTTAGCTGCTAACTCTGCCCTTGTAAAACCTGTTTTATATTTTTCTAAACCTTTAGTGCTGCCTAAATAAGCCTTAGTTAAGTCCTCTGTAACTGTGCTTAAAGCTATGCCAGAGCCTCGGCTAATAATTATAGATTTATTTAATATGTCTTGCGCTTTAGTTAAAGAGCCTGTAGTAGTTAATAAATCTTGAAATGCTGGCCTAAGCTCTGTTCTAGATATGCCGGCTGTTCTTTCTAGATTTTCTATAAAGTTATTTATAGAGGGGTTAGCAAAACCTATACCTAAATTATCTACAGCCTTAGTTAATTGTACGGCTGCCTTTTCATCTTCTGCAAAGGCTTTTACAAAGATTTTACTAAACTTTAATGCAGCGCCGGCAGCAAGGCTTATGCCTAAAGTTTTGCCTAAACTTTTTACCTTTTTTTCTAACTTGTTTACCGCTTTTTCAGACTCTAAAAAGCCTTTACCCGTTGCTTGGCTAACTATATTTATTAGTAATTCAGTAGCCATTATGCAGCCATTTTTTCTTCAAACTTTGTTTTAGCATTTTCTATAGCTTTTACTACGGCAGTTAATGCCACGCCGTTATCTTCAGCATAAGCTCTATACATAGCGCGGCCTGTTTGTTTACGGCTAGGCCTGCCTTGCATACCTTTAGGCCTTGCATTTACTAACGGCCCTGTACTGTTTATACTGTCCATAAATTGCTGACCCGCATTAGGATTTAGGCTTGTTGAGTATTGTTTACCAGTATGCGTTGTTTGGTCATACACCCCATTTTTGTAACGGTCTACTATTGGGCCTTGCTTTTTACCGTTTGGGTTTAAGCGCCCGGCAGTTTCATATATTGCACCGCCTGCGTTACTCTGTTGTATTCTGGCTAAAGATACATAGCCCGATTTATTAGGCCTAGACGGTGTTACTCTATAACCTAAACCGCGTTTAGCATCATTACTACTAAAGGTTGGAAATGCCCTGTAATTAATTGTATCTATGCTAGCTGTACCTTTAACCCAACCGCTTAATAATTTTGAGTCTGCCGGTATAAAACCTCTAGCTCTAGCTACTACAGGGCGTAGCGCATTAGCCATTTCATCTTGAGTTTCTTTAGCTAAATCTGGCATATATTTTTTTAACGCAAGTCTAAGCTCAAGCGCGTTTTCTACCTCTGTTGGCATCTTGCACCGCCTTAGCTCTGTCTGTTAAAACCTTTAATATATTCTTAAACATTACATCATCTAAGTCTAATAAATACTGGGGCGCTATGCCTGTCTCTACCGCAATTTGTGCGATTAGATAGCCAAAGCTACCGCGCCCCACTATTCCAAAGGGTCATCATCTAGTACCTCAACTTTAGCTAAGGTTTCTAGAAAATCTGCCCCGTAACTTTTTACTACCTCGCCGCTAGTGCGTAAACACTCCCAAGCTAGCCAGTAAACGTCGCTTTGCTTTTCATCATCTCTAAAGGCTTTGTGAAAACCTTTTTTAGCATACTGCTCAAAGGCATACTCAATACGGGGCGTAATCTTATGCTCGGTTACGCTTCCGTCTGCCCTTGTTATTTTAAGTTTTGCCATTTTGTGCCCCTTTGTCTAGTGGTTATGGTGTTACGTCTACTACGATAGGTGAGTTACAAGTAAATGTAATGCTCTGAGTTGAAATTTCAGAAACACTATTATTTATGTCGGTTGTATTGTTCACCAAAATTGTAGTTTGATATTCTGGGTTCGTTGTAGATATAGCGGCGCTAGTTTGCTTAAGTGTTAGCGCTACAGTAGTACCCCACGCAGCTTGCAACGCGGCGCGTACTGCACCTGAACCGCTTGCTGCATTATCATTTAGAAAATCAAGCGTAATAGTGCTAGCTTCCAAGCCTTTAACAAACTTATGCGCGGTATCGCCCATAGCTGTTACTTCCAGCTCATCAAAGCTACGGTTAATAGTTGCGCTAGTAACGTGGTCTGATAAGTCCACGCTATTAAGCGTAACTACTACGCCGTTAGATAGGAAAATTGCCATTTGTTATACCTCTGTTTCTTGTGTCGGTGTTTCTACGGGTGTTTCTTTTTTCTTTGTTTCTTTAACCTCTTTAGGCAATTCTTGCCCTATCTTGATTAGAAACGCTTTATCTTCGTCTGTTAGTGCCATTTTAGCTCCAGCTCGTTAGTACGGATATTTGTAAATCACTTGTTAGTAAGTCGCCGCTAGGTAACGTTAAAACGCTAGGTGCAGTTACAGCGGTAACGTTAAATACAATAGAGCTAGCAGCCAATTTATTAAACACGGCTACTATTGTGTCCTCTATGCCTTGTAGGTTGCCTTCATTAGAAAACATAGGCACGGTCATAATTATTTTGAAATTAGCCATAGGCGATATAGTCGCTTGCTTATTATTGCTAGGCGTAAGGTAAGGGTCTGCCGGCGCTACTACTACGCTGTTAGCTACTATTGTGCTAGGTGGAAAACTAAAGGTAGACCAAACAGAGTTATTAGCTAAGGCAGCGGCTATAGTGCTGCGTAGTGTAGTTATGGCGGCTGGCATTATCCCACCATAGCGTTAGGCGATAAGTACGGCGCTAACAAACCGCGTATAGATGCCATTAAAGTATTACTCATCTTAAACGGGCTAGGGCTGTAACCGTCTACGCTTACGCCGCCGTTTTGTGTGCTAAAACGGCTAGTCCAGATATTCTCAGCTAGCATAAGTGCAGCTGCGTTTATAGCAGGTGTATTAGCGTAGGTAGCGGTTTTTGTATCATCACCCGTCATAGTGCCGCTAGGTACTACGCGCCTAAAGTTTTGGTCAGCTGCCGTTTTTGCATATTGTATAAAACTGTAACCCTGTGGGTATTGGTAATAGTTAAGCTGAAAATTAAACGCTGGCAATAAATTAGTAGTACCTGCGCTAAACGGTACTGTGCCAGTAATTGTATAAGTGCCGTTAAAAGTAGCGCCAGCCCCGGCTACGGTAACGGATTGCCCAGTAGTAAACAGGCCGGGGTTGGCTATCATCACGGTAGCTACATTGTTCACTAATGCAGTTCCCACCACCGGTGCAGAGTCAAACCATAAAAACCCGTTAATTAAATCTTGGGCAGCTTGGCAGGTGTCCTCTATCCAAGTGTAAGAGTCGTACAAAGTGCCAACGCCTAAAGATGCTTTTAACGTAGCAGCTGTAACGTAAGTAGCCGGCATATTTGTACCTTTCTTTGTAGGTCTGGTAGAGCCAAAGGGCTAAGGCCCTACCAGACTATTAGTTATTTATTATGTTAAGTTAAAACGACGGATACCTGCAGGCATTTTAACTAGCGTGGCCATAAAGCCATAGATAGCTACTTGTACCTGTAGATTTGATACGACGTTTACGCTCATATAAGCCTGTGGGCTTTCATAAACGGTTACTGCCTCTGGCACGATAATAAACGCTGACTCATCAATAACGCCAGATACCATATTTTTATCTACATATAGGTCTAGACCTAAGACGTTACCTCTAATTGAGGTTGGTCTAACGTCGCCGCCTGCGTTCATTGGCTGGATAGCGTTATAAATTGGGCGGCCTGTGTTATCAGTTGCACCCATTAGCAAAGACCATTGAGAGGCATTAGCTAGATAATTTTGCGCAAAATAGCCAGTACCTTTATAAGCGGCAGCGGTTTGTTCAGCTGTGTAAGCAATAATGCCGGCACTTGTTGCAGCTTGTGGGTTAGCTTGCTGTCCACCAGCTGTTAGAGCTGCTACTACTGCCGTATCTGTTGCAGTTAAATACGCGTTTTGTAGTTGCGCTGTTAATTCTGCAAAGAAATTAGGGTCTGAGCGCTCTAAAAGCTCTACGCTAATAGTGTTCATACCGCTGTACTTAGATACGTTGGCAGTTAAATACTCAGTTACCATACCTGTATTTTGTACCGCTCCGGCCTCAGCTTCCACGGTTACTACAGGTGCTACACCTGAGCCCCCGCCATCTGACGTTACAAGTGAAGGCACGTTTATGGTCATACCGCTAGCAGGCAAAACGCCACGGCTGCACGCTTCAACCGCGCTTCTTACAAAACGGGTGTTAGTTACAAACTCGGATAAATACTGCTCTGGCTTAAACGCAGGGTTTGTAGTGAAACTATCATCTGCCGCTGTTACATAGAGCTTGCTCTGGTCATTACCTAGAGCAGCTTTAATTTTATGCTCTGTGTATGTTGCCATATTTACAATAGGTGTGCGTACTCTCTGTGAGTTTAATGCACTTGGCTTAATAATTCTGCGCGCGGCTTCTACAGGTGTAGTTTCACCCTCGGCATCA